TACAAAAAGTGGGAACCGATGACGCGCAACAAGGATTCATCGTGTTGGTCGGAATCCTTCAACATGAACAACAGCGGCCAATTGTACATAGCCCCGAGGAAAGGCGAAACCTTTAGCATGACCGGGCCCTATGGGGAATACTACTTTTACTCTCCATATGCCAACATCGTGAGGGTGTCATTTGACTACGATTTCGTGGACCCGGACAGTTGGGTGATTGTGCTTTATCGGACTGTGGGCGACCCTTGGAACATCGGTGCGGACACACTTGAGTGGCTAGTCAACGCCACCGGGTCGGGCGTGAAGGACATCACGCTCACAGGCAATAGCCAATTCATCCGGTTTCGAATGTACTACGCACAGGCAGCCGCGGTCTACAACCTCGATACGGGCATCTGTCGGGCCAACATCTCCAACCTCCGCATCTGGGGCCAGGCCACGGAGAGCCCCAGCGTGATCCACGTGGCGGAGGACGCGATCGACCAGGTGGAGGCGGCCAGCCCCATCGATGCCAGCCACGACCTGGTGCAGGAGCAGTTGGCGGTGCGGGATACGTTCACGGATGCGAATGGGGTACTGTTGGCGAACCACCAGCCGGACGTGGACGCACTGAGGGGCGGGTGGACGGTAGTAGTCGGTGGCTATGACATCCAGGGGAACCAGGCCAATTGCACCGCGCTAGGGGGCGCTCCGTTAGTTGAAGCTGTGGCTGTGGCTGATTCGGGTCTCTCGGATGGGATCGTAGCGTGTGATATTCCGATTCTGGCCGCAGGCACTCATGCCATCGGAATCGTCTTTCGTTATCAGGACGCGAACAATTTCTGGATCTGGCAGATTCACAGCAATGGGAACGCCTATCTGGGGTACATCCAGGCGGGCGCCTGGATTGCAGTGAGCACTCTGACCCTGGGCATGGAGCGAAGTTATTGGTATCACCTGATGGTGAAAATGAGGGCGGACCGGATCGATTGCTACATCGGCGGAATCTGGAGAACGGGTACGAACAACGCCCTCTTCCAGACTGAGACGGAACATGGGATTAGAGATAGTTCGTCAACTGGGGGTAGACATGACAATTTCGAGGTCTACCAGGCGTTACCTCTGTGGCCACTATTCTACGAGGACGGGGAGAGCTGCTACGCAGCACTGAAGGATGCAGCGTCATTCGGAGATTGGGATTACCGAGCGCTCGGTTGGGGCGTGGAGACAGGCGGCGATCGGGTCTATCTCAGGGAGGCGGACCGGGAGAGCGTGAGATACGTGATCCCGGCACAGTATTGCCGGCAGCTCTCCTCGAGGGGCGAGACGCAGAGGGGCTTTTACTCGTCGGGGTGGGCGAAATACATCGACGAGGAGGGGATGCAGCGGTTCACCGTGCCATATTACGTGCACGTGACGAACGATGGGCTGGAAGTGAACACCACGGCGACGGGGGACGATCTGGCCAGCGTGGTATATGGCGTGGATCGGGATCACGTGTTCGATTTCGGCCGGGTGGATGAGGGGCTGGCGGTAGAGTATCTGCAGCAGGCGCTGAGGGAGAGCGGCCATCCACAGGTGAAGGCCTCGATCGAGGTGTATGGCCCGGTGCAGGATCTACACCGCGGAGGGGCCTTGATCGAGCCGGTGGAGATGGAGATGGGGTATCTGGTGAGGATACCGTATTTCAGGGCCACGGAGGCGCAGGGGGGCGGGGGAGTGGACCTGCGAGATTATGATACCACGCTATTGATGGTGGGGCTGGATGTGGACCTGGAGGGGGGAACGGCGAGGCTGATCCCGGAGGGCGCGCAAGAGGATCTGGAGAGGATCATCAAGTATGCCAGGGCCTTTGTGCAGAAGGAGGAGACGGAGCACATCGCCAAGAGAAGCCGGGTGATAGGGGGATAGAGTGGACCATGATGGGCTGGTCAAGGAGGCGGAGGGCATAGCCGCGAAGCTAACGGCGGGGGAGCGATCGGAGCAGGGATACATCTGGGCATACGTGGCCAACCATGAGCTGCGGATGGTGATCGAGAAACTAGCGGCTCTCACGAAGCTGGTCTGGGGGATCCTGCTGGCGCTGGTGCTGACTCTGGGCAGCGCGGTGATAGGGATGGTCTTCAAGGTGCTGACGGGATAGGAGAGGGAGATGAGACCGGGGCTGCATCTATCGAATGTTTCACCCATTACGCCGGCCGACGTGGACATCGTTCGCCGGTGGACTCCGCTCAGCGCGCTGCTGGCGATGAACAACATCGTGGAGGACAACGATGAGATAGTGAAGCTCGTCGCGCTGTGGGAGCTGGCGGGCCGGCCGCTGCTGATCCTGCGGAAGTATTTCAATCCAGAGTGGGGGTTGAAACCCGGGAAGTGGGGCCTCCATGCGATAGAATCGACGATCATGGCCAGGCGGTGCATAGCCCTGGGGGTGCCTCCCGGGCGGATCGCGCATAAGCCCTTCAACGAACCGAACATGCCTACCTGGGCGCTGAATGAGCCATTTGGGGAGGGGTTCGGAGATAAGCCGGAACAGATTGAGCGGTTCGGTCAGGCGCTCAATACGTTCATCGATGTGGCCAAGAACGAAGAGCCCGAGATCCTGATCGGGGGCCCGCACCTGACCATAGGCAATCATGATGTGCGGTTCCCCAATGACGCGGAGGGGCGATACTACTATGGGCCCAACTCGCTGTGCCAGGATGCGCTGGATCGCCTGGATCTGCACTTCGTGCACCTCTATGGCTTCAGGCAGGGGCAATACAAGGATCCGGCGCATGGGCTGCGCTTCCTGGAGTACGAGAAGTACTTCTCGGGCAAGCCGATCTACATCGTGGAGGGCTGCTACGGAATCCAAGGGCCGAATGGGGAGGCGATCGACCCTTCGCAGAACAAGGTGAGGGGAGAGGACACCGTAGCCTACCTGCGGATGCTGGATCAGCACCCCCAGGTGAAGGGGATCACACTATGGATCTTCGGCTGGACGGGGTGGCAGGATCACCGGCACTCAGACGATGCGGGTCCTGGCTCTCACCGGCCGGTCGTATTCTACGTGGAGGATTATTGCAAGAATGAACCGGGGCCGGGGCCGGATCCTGACCCGGGCCCCGACCCAGATCCAGGGCCGGATCCTCAGCCACAACCGGAGGTGAAGATGAGAGCATACAGGGCAGACGGAAGTGAGATCGAGCCGGCGGAGCTCCTCCAGGAGTACGCGATGAGCATCGAACCCTGCGAGGGACCTGGATTCAGGGTTGTGGAGCTGCGGGAACGGTGCGAGAGCAACACCTGCGACGTCCACGTGAAGGGCATGGGCGGGGAGCTCCTGGTGGGGCAGGCGGTGCGCTGGGGTTGGCCGGGGACGGAGATCAGCCAGGGTACGGGCTACGATGGCCGGGTGGGGTTCGTGATGGGCAAAGATTCCTACTACAACCCCGCAGACGGCCCGGGCCCCCACTGGGTGGCAGTCGCTGGAACCTCCGAGCTGGTGAGCGGGATCGGGATGATCCCCGGGACGGTGCACTGTACGGTGAACGTGATCTTCCAGTATCTGGAGACGGCGCCCGAACCGCAACCAGAGCCATCACCGGACCCGGAGCCGGGACCAGACCCGGAACTTGACATCGATGTACCCTATAGGTTTCTGACGGGCGTAAACAGGCGCCTGGAGCGTCACGGCCTTCCTCCGATCGTAGATCTGAGAGAACAGGTGAAGGCGATCAGCCGGCTGGGCGAGATCCCGAAACGTGAGTTTGGGATGATCACTACGATCATGGGCCATCACACGGGTTCAAATGCAGCTCAGACACCGATGGGGATCGTCCATGACCACATCGAGAATCGCGGCTGGCCGACGGTGGGGTATCACCTGCTGGTGGGTTGGCAGGGCGAGACATACTTCCTGGCGCCTTTCGCGTGGGAGATCCACGACGTTGGCGCCCACCTGAACCCAGAGACGATCGGCATTGCGGCGATGGGCAATTTCACATCGGGCTATCCCAGCGATACGCAACTACTGGCCGTGCGGCTGCTGATCGAGGAGGTCTGGCAGTTTCTGGGCCAGGGCTGGGGGAAGTGCCGCCGGACCTATCTGCTGCCGCATAGCCATTTGACATACGTGAAGGATGGTCAACCATGGCGGACGGCCTGCCCGGGTAAGCTGAAGGACGCGCTGATCTGGGAGGGCGAGTGGCCGATGCTGCCCTTTCGGCGAGAGCCGGCTGGTGAGTGAGTGGATGGACACGTTTGAGGCGAGGGCGCTGGAGAGACGGATCGAGGGGGAGACATCGATCGAGTTAAACGTGGAGGAGAAGAACGGAAAAGAGGAGGTGTGAGGTGGGAATACTAGCAGCAGTGGCGTTTGTGGCGTTCGTGGGAGAGAAGTTCGCCGAGCGAACTGTGAAGATGATCGTCAAGGCGATCTCTCCATATTTCGCCGACAAGGTGAATCAGGACCTCGCCGACCTGCTGGAGGCAGTGGTGTGTGCGATACCAGGATTCGCCCTGAGTCTGTTGGCGGGGCTTGATCTGTTCCCCGCCGTAGGGTTGCCCCTGGCTGGATCGAGCGGCCTTTGGATCACGGCACTCGGCGCTGGATTCGGCAGCAACCTGATTCACGAGATCGTGGGCGCGATCCCTGATGGTACGACTATCAACTGGGCGCTGTATGAGATGGGAAGCGCGCTGGAGAAGGAGCGGAAGGACCCTGACGTTTGATGAGTTGGAGACCCGAGAGGGTCGCGTTAGTTTTTCTCCTCCCCCGAGCCCCCTGGGCGTCAAGCCTGGGGGGTTTCGGGTTTGGGGTGGCTCGCAGTGGTTCTCGAAGCGGCGCAGCGGGCGCGAAATCAATGCGAGAGGGCGATGGATTGCGAGCCCTGGCGGACTTCGACGCGGAGGCCGATGCGGCGCAGGAGTACCTTGACGCGACGCGCGACCTCGGGGTCATGCCAGTGGGCGCGTAGATAGTCCAGGCCCGGAGCCATGCCCGTCTCGAGGGTGACGCTGAGGACGTCAGGATCCAGGCGAGGGCGACGCTCCTGGATCTGCTGTAGAGATGCGTCCAGGACCTCGATGTCGTCCTCGAGGCGCCGCCGGTGCTCGTAGTATTCGTACCGCCCCAGCAACCCATCTTCGTAGTCGCGGGCCCAGCGGTCCAACGCGGCTCGCTTGCTTTGCCGTGCCCTCTCCAGCTCTGCTTCCCGCTCCTCGTCCGCCTGTAGCTGATCCCCCATCATGGCTGCCATGTCATTCGCCAGGAGGTCGGGCCGCGTAGCCCGATCGTAGAGCCATTGGAGCACGGCCTGGTCGAGGAGGTCCATACGGATCGTGTTTCTCCGTGTGGGGCGGTCGCATTCAGAGCGCGGGGTGCGACAGATGAAATAGCGATAGACGTGCTCTCCCGAACTGGTGACGGTGGCAGACATGCGTTGCCCACAATAGCCGCAATAGATCGAACCGCTGAGGGGGTAGCGCCGGAGGGGAGCGTGGCCGTTCTCCCGGGCATCGAGTTCGAGCTGGGCGGCCTCCCACGTTTCCTCAGAGATGAGGGCCTGGTGGAGTCCAGCGCCGGTGATCCATTCTGAGCGATCGCGGAACCTGTGACCTGACTCATCGATGCGGTGATAGCCGATGGTGCCCATGTAGAAGGGGTTGCGGAGGATGTATTTGATGCCATAGAAGGAGCGGGGATACCGACCCGAGGCCACGGTAGGGACCTGCTCCTGGATATGGCTGATAGGGACGCCATCCAGGAGCCAGTCGAACATCTGGCGGACTACAGGGGCCTCCGGCTCGTAGATCTGACAGATGCCCTCGGCCCCGAGCCGGTATCCATAAGGGATCATGTTGGCGTGGTAGCCGTCTCTGGCGCGACGTCGCATCCCCGTTCGATGACGGGCCCGGATCTCTGCGGTCTCATCCTGGGCCTTGGCCCTCTCCACGGAGCGCATCCAGATCGAGGCGCGATCGGTGTGCTGGGCGAACTCCTCTGGATCCAGGATCCGCGTGGGCATAGTCAGTGAGTGGACCTGGACATTGTAGGAGGCGAGATACTCCTCCACCTGGGCGATGAGGGCATCGGTGCGCCCCAGGCGGTCGCGTCCTCGGCAGATGAGGAGGTCAATACTACCCGAACGGGCTAGAGACATCACCTCTGTGTACACAGGCATCTCGGCCGCAGCGTCGGCCAGGAAGATGTAGCTGCGGGAGTGGCCACCTACGACGAGAGGCTCGTGGACCTCATGCCAGCCCTCGTTGCGGGCGACGAGCTCGCGGGCGGAGTCGAGTTGAGAGGGGATGGAATCCTTCTCTTCGGAGGCCTGCGGTTTGGAGGAGACGGCCGCCCAGATGATACATCTCATAGTGCTACCGCGCGCTCGGTATTCACGGGGTGAGCTGGGGGACGTACCAGAGCAGGGCGCAACCGCAGATGAAGATGATGATCACAAAGACGATAGCGGTAGAGCAATTGAAGGGGGCTCCTGATTTCTGAGGCTGCTCAGTGGTCATGATCCCTCCCTATACGCTTCCTGAGCTTCAGCGGCCTTCTTCAGCTCGTGGCCTCGTTCCGCATCGACGAGGGCCTGGGCCATCCAGATGAGTTGATCCAGTGCTTCTCGGCGCGTGTGATGCGCCCTGATCTGGCGGATGGTATCTATGAGTCGCTGTTCCCTGGGCATAAGGACCCCCAGGGAGGGCAGCGGGTGCTTCCAGCCGGCGGCCTCCATCAAGTAGTCAGTAGTGACATTCAGTGCATCAGCTATCCGCGCAAGAACGCGAGCGTTGATTGTCTCATGAACATCGCGCTCGATCTTGCTCAGATGAGACTGATCGATCCCGCTTCGGAGAGCCAACTGTCCTTGTGACCAACCGCGTTCTTCGCGGAGCTGTCGAAGTGTGGGTCCTAGTGTCATAGGTCGCTCCGCCCTAGTTTCAATCATTATACCAGGTCTAACGGGAAGAGTGCTCATTAAAGAGTGCGTCTAACCTTAAAATATTCCACAGATACTTGACAACAGGAAAGAAAGTCTGTATACTGTTTCCTAGAGGCAAGGGAAGAGTTACCAAACATGAGTGCTATCAACATTGTGGCGAGACTCAGGGAGAAACAGGAGGAACTCGGCAGCACCCAGGCAGAGCTGGCGGAGATGCTGGATGTCAGCGAGGGCACGATTAGCCGTGTCTACTCCGGGCGGAGGAACCCCGGAAGGGCGGTGATCATGGGGATGCTGAAGGTATGGCCGGATGTGTTCAGCGAGAACGGAGGAGGCGATGAAGAGCCGGAGGGCGACGGAGGTAGTGGGGACGCTGGCGATGATCGCGCTGGTGATCCTGACGGCGACGGAGATAGTGGGGATGCTGGCGATGATCGCGCTGGCGCTCCTGTGGCTCTGCGGGCTGCTGGGGCTCCCGCTGCCGTTGGGACAGTAGAGTGACGATAGACGGGTTCACGATCACGGCGCAGGCCTCGGACGAGGAGATCGGCCGGGCGTTCCTGCGCCTGCTGCTTTCTCTGGGAGGAGAAACCGATGAGACCCACCAACCTGAGCATGAGCAACTTCATGCCCTACGCCGACGCCGAGCTGGATCTGAGCTCGCTACACCTGGCGTGTCTGGCCGGCGAGAACGGCCACGGCAAGTCGGCGATCATCGACGCCATCACCTGGGCGTTGTGGGGCAAGGCACGGGCCCGGCGGGATGATGAGCTGATCCGCCTGGGCGAAGAGCAGATGGAGGTCCGCCTGGACTTCCTCCTCGGTGACCAGCGATACCGAGTGATCCGCCAGAGGGACAGCTCAGGCCGGGGCAACTCCACGCTGGAGTTCCAGGTGGGGGGCAATGGGCAGTGGAGCGCGCTCTCGGGCAGCGCCATCAGGGAGACGCAGACGATCATCAACGAGACGCTCTCCATGGATTACGACACCTTCATCAACTCGGCGCTCTTGCTCCAGGGCCGGGCGGATGAGTTCACGAATCAACCCCCAGGGAAGCGCAAGGAGATCCTGGGGGAGATTTTACGCCTCCACGATTGGGATGATCTGGAGGAGAGGGCCAAGATCCGGGCCAGAGAGGCGCAGGGAGCGGCCAGCGCCATCGAGGCGAAGGCGCAGAGCATGGACGAGGAACTGGAGAAGCTCCCCGCCTATGAGGCTGAGCTCGAGGAGGCTTCGGAGCGAGCAGAACTGATCGGGGGTGAGATCGACGAGGCCCAGGGCAGCCTGGACCGGAAGAAGGAACAGGTCACAGAGCTATCATTCAAGCAACAGGCGCTGGCAGACGTGGAAGGGGAGGGGCGCCGGCGGAGGGAGGAACTAGAGTCGCTGCGGCGGCGGATCGAGCATCCTGGTAACCATCTCGGGGCTGATCTGGGATTGGTGCAGGATCAGATCACCGGCTACCAGAAGGAAGCAGCGGAGATCACGCAGCGGATGATCGGTTTTCATCCCGTGAAGTTGGAGTCATGCCGGGCAAAGGTGGCAGCGGTCCGGAGTGACTTGGCCGGGATGGCGGATCTGGCCGACAAGAGGAAGGCGCATGAGCAAGAGATTGGCCATCTCTCTGCAGAGAAGGCCAGCCTGACGGCCACGAATACGAGGCTACGAGAGGACATGGACGCCTTGAAGGAGGAGATGGCGCTCCTCGAGAGAGCGGGGGCCGCATGTCCTCTTTGCGATTCTGAGCTCACCGACGAACACCGCCAGGAGATTCTCTCGGGCAAGCAGGCCGAGGGCAAGGCGAAGGCGGACGAATATCGGAAGAACAAGGAGATCATCGAGGAAGATGACAACGAATTGAGCGCGTGGCAGCAGGCCCTGCGTGAGATAGAGACGGAACTCAATCGGGAGAGATTGCTCCGACAACAGGAGAGTGAAGGCGTCGCGCTAGTAGCGAAGCTAGAGGCCGAACAAGAACGCCTCGAGGAGTGGAGCGCGCAGGTAGAGAAGCTCAAAGAGTCTATCAGGGAAGCCAAGGATCGCCACGAGACCATGAAGGCCGAGCGGATCGCCGAATGGGAGGGAGAAGCGGCGAAGCTCGAGGAGACCGTCGGCGAGCTCAGGACCAAGAGCGACGCGCTGCGACTAGAGCTGGCCGGTGCGGACGAACTGACCCGAGCGATGGGGGAACTACAGGCGCAGATCCAGAGGCTGGATTTGGAGCTTAATCACGTCCGGCAGAAGGTAGGCGGGGCCCAGCAGAAGCTCGATCATTGCCAGTACCTCGAGAAGGAGAAGGCGAAGCTGGAGCAGCAGCACGCGGAGGCCTCCTCCTCCTCCTATCTCTACGAGCAGTTGAAGCTGGCCTTCGGCAAACGGGGCATCCAGGCCATGATCATCGAGACGGTGCTCCCCGAGATCGAGGAGGGCGCCAACGAGCTGCTCGGGAGGATGACGGACGGGCGGATGAGCGTCCAGTTCGAGAGCCAGAGGGAGACCAAAGCGGGCACCATCAGTGAGACGCTGGACATCCAGGTGGGAGACGAGCTCGGGACGAGGAGCTATGACCTGTTCTCGGGTGGAGAGCGGTACAGACTGGACTTCGCCATCAGGATCGCCATCTCGCAACTCCTGGCCAGGAGAGCGGGGGCGAGGCTGGAGACGTTGATCCTCGATGAGGGCTTTGGATCGCAGGACGCCGCCGGCCGTGAGAGGCTGGTGGAGGCGATCAACTCCATTCAGGGCGACTTCGGATTGGTCCTGGTGGTGACGCACATCGAGGAGTTGAAGGAGCAGTTCCCCGCGCGGATCGAGGTGGTGAAGGGCCCGGCGGGGAGCGTGGTGAGTGTGAACTGAGATGATATTCAAGCAGTGGGAGCAAGTGCTGGGGTTGACCCTACCGCTCAAGAGCCAGACGCGGCGGGTCAATTGCCCCTACGAACTCGCCGTGCAGCTATGGAAGCATGGGTGGAGCTATCCCCGGAACAATCGTAGGACTTCAGGAGGGAGTGTTTATCGTCCATATACTCCTTGGGATGAATGGCAGAAGCGACATCCGATCACCGATGCCCAGATTGCCGAGGCCAACCGCATCCTTGCTGAGCACGTCGTCACCCTTCCGGTCCAGCCGGGCCGGGGCAAGAAGTCTATGGGCCGGATACGAATAACCAAGATACGGCGGGAGAGGCTACAAGACATCAAGCCAGAAGAGTTCCGTAAGGAAGGGCTAGTCAGTGGTGCCCCGATTATGATTCTGTGGTTTATCGAACTGTGGAGCAAGATGTACCGGAAGCCCTACCGCTGGGAGGACAACCCCGATGTGTGGGTGCTGGAGTTTGAACTGGTCAAAGGGAGTGAATCATGAGAATCCTACACTTCGCTGATGCGCACACTGGTTTGGATGACTCAGGGCCCATCGATCGGCAGACAGGGCTGAGCGCGCGCTTGACGGACTACCTGGATTCGCTGGACCGGATCGCCGAGTACGTGGAAACGCAGGACATCAACGTGGTGGTCTTCTCCGGCGATGCCTTCCACGTCTGCCGGCCCACCCCCACTTTCGAGCGGGAGTTCGCCAAGAGAATCAACAGGATGGCCTCCAGTGCCCCCGTGGTCGTGCTGGTGGGCAACCATGACATGCCGGGAGCGTTCGGAAAGGCGCATCCTCTGGCGATCTACTCGGCACTCCATGTGCCGGAGGTGCATGTGGTGGACCGGCCTCAGTTGCTGCACCTGGAGACCCATGCAGGCTCGATCCAAGTCGTGGGGATCCCCTGGCCCAGCAGGCACAACGTGATGACCTCTGAGAAGGTCGCCGGTTTGCCCAAAGAGGAAGTCAACCGCCTGATCGGCGAAGCGGTGGCGGAGAGCATACAGAAGCTGGCCCGGAAGATGGACCCCGATTTGCCCTCCATCCTGGCGGCCCATCTGAGCGTCGAGGGCGGCGACATGGGCGGAGGCACGCCGGTGGGGTTGGGAACTGAGATCTCCTTGCCTCTCGAGGCGGTGGCGCTGCCACAGTTTGACTACGTGGCCCTGGGCCACCTCCACAAATACCAATCGCTGAACGACAGCCCGCCCGTGGTGTATGCCGGCAGCATCGAGAGGAACGACTTCGGCGAGGAGCACGAGGAGAAGGGCTTCGTGGTAGTGGAGTTGGGGAACGGGGACGAGGATGATCTGCTCGAGGGGGCATTCACCAGCGTGGAGTTCGTGCCCCTGCCGGCGAGGAAGTTCGTGACCATCCAGGTCTCTCTTGATGGTACGGATCCCACCCAGGCGGTGCTCCAGGCGATCGGGGAGCGGCAGATCGAGGACGCGATAGTGAGGGTGATCATCGAGGGCACGGCGGAGCAAGCGGCGCTGCTGGATGAGACGCAGGTGCAGCGGGCGCTGAAGCCGGCCCTGCGCCAGGCGGTGAACAAGAGGATCGAGCGGGAGACCAGGACGCGCCTCGAGGGGATGAGCTATCAGGAGATGAGTCCCTATGCTCTGCTGGGGGCATATCTGGAGAGCAACGGGAAGGGGCCGGAGGAGTGTGAGGCGCTGATGAAGGCGGCAGAGGAGTTGATGATGGAGGTGGCGGCATGAGCTGCGAGATCGAGGGCTACTGCGAGAACTGTAGACGGATTGTGAGTTGTGGCCAGTTGAAAGGTGAAGACAGTCTCTTCACGATTTGTCTGAGTTGTGGCGCGCTCATCATGTCTCAGCCCGTAGATAAGTTCACGAAGCTAGAGCAGAGGATCAGGGAGTTGGAAGAGTTCGCGGAGGAGCTGAAACAAAGGGAGGAGAAGGATGTCTAACATAGTCCAGCAGATCGTGGAGCGGGGAATGGAGGAGAAACAGGGCAAGCCCAATTGCTCACGCTGTGCCGATGAAGACCATTGCCTGATTGCCTTCATGGGTCCAGCGATCAAGATCAAGCCCAGCTACGTTGCAGCTCCTGGCTGTGGCCGGTTCGAGCCCAAGAGATATGATGCGGGGGAGGAGGACGATGCAGATCAAGGGTCTGAGAAAGGTTAAGCGGTTCAAAATCATCGGGCGGATCGGCCTGGGGATCACCGTGCCTGTCCTGGACAAAAAGACGGGGCAGCAGGTGATCAGGGATGGGGAGCCGGTGACCATGCCGCAGTCCACCGATCATTTCGTTGTGCCCCCAGAAGTGGCTGAGGTCCTGCGCGACAGCACGCCCAAGGCGATGCGGATCCACTTCGAGAGAGACAGCCTGGATGACGTGTTCCCCACCGGCCTGATGCAGTTCCGGGGCAACGGCGATCTGATCTGCATGGGCGATGGCGAGAGGGTCACCTTCCGCCGGCACATCGCTTCCGATCACTCCACCGAGACGGTGGTCTACGAGAGGGTCGCGCGTTGGGATCGGATCGAGGAGCTGGGCCTGCTGGAGGAGAAGAAGTGGGCCGACGAGAAGAACGGCTACGGCACCACCGAGCGGATCGGAACGAACGCGATCAAGTGTCTCTACATGGATTGCCCGCGGTACAAGGCGCTGCTCTGCAAACCCACCGGGAAGCTCAGGTTCTGCATCGAGGGCGTCACCACGCGCCAAGGGTATTACCAAATGACCGTCCACTTCAACCCCATGAGAGAGATCATCACTCAGCTCGACGATGGCCGGCAGCGGATCAGGAACCACACTGGCCGGGCCACCATCGTCTGGCCCGCGAAGTGGCGGCTGAAGCTCACGGGGCCCACAGAGCAATGGATGAATGTCAGGAAGGGCGGGCAGACCGAGAAGCGCCTGATCAAAAACATCTACACGCCCGAGCTGGAGCTGGATCCTCTGTGGCTGGAGGACCTCGAGGCGGGCCGGGTGGAGTTTCCCCAGATGGAGACGCTGACGGACACCGACGTCTGGGGTCCGCAAGAGGAAGAGTTGGACAAGAGCCTTCTCGATCCAGAGCCGTTCGTGGAGAGCAGCAACGACGAAGAGGATGATCTGCCGTTCTGAGATAGTAGCGGGCGGGAAGTGAGATATGGCCTGGCCTAAGCACGTCGGACAGGTGATTCAACTGCTGGAGGATGGAATCTATGTCATCATCGAACTCCGGGGATACCTCGAAGCCAAGGCTGGCGACGGTGATACGCGGGCAGCCCAATATGCGGGCCGACTGGAGGGAGTCCAGAACCTCTTCAAGCTCATCCGGCAGCAGCAGTATGAACAGATTGGACTCTTCGGGCCCGAAGAACACAGCAAAGCCAAAGAGTGATCTCCGCATCCCCTGGGATGAGCAGGGCTCGCTGGCCATGGTCTACAGCCTGAGCTACTTGGGGATCGATTGTCGCTTCCACGCGGACAACGGCGCGGGGGTGCTGCTGATCAGCATGGACGAGGAGCAGGATGCCCGGGTTCATACCCTGTGGGACGCGCTCAGCGATCTGAGGGTGAGATACATCGAGGCCAGACAAGAGGCCGCAGGCACGCAGCTCACGTATCTGGAGGGCGATGGTGCTGCCGAGTAGATATACGCTCTATCCCACGTCGGTGCTCAGGATGTCGGAGGTGCCGATTCACCTGCGCTGGACCTACCTGGTGCTGTACGCGCTGGCGTGGGTGCACGATTATCAGTGGCTCGACCAGACGCATCAGCAGCTCTCACAAACATTCACAGCCCTGGAGGGAGAGGAGATCAGTCCCAGGGGGATCAGACAGCGGCTTACCGACCTGGCTGGGCATGGCCTCATCGAGAGGCGGCAGGTGGGAGGTCGATACAGAACGTACCTCATGGTACGCCACGACAAGGGTGACGCCCCCAGCGTCACCTCTGAGGCGAGGGGTGACGCCCAGCAACGTCACCCTATTAAGAATAACTATGTTGTTGATGGGATTGATGTATCTGATTCACCAGAACAACAACAACATAATATTAAACAGGGTGACGTTGACGAAATCTGCGCGCTCCTCGAAGGCATAGGGGTCTGGGGGAATGTGGCCCGGCGCCTGGCGGAGCAGGAGCACGTCAGTCTGGAGTACGTGGAGCAGATCATCGCGCACCGGGCCCGGGAGGCAGGGCGGGGCAATAACCTGGGGGTGCCATGGGTGGTGAAGATGATCGGTGAGGGTTGGCAGCCCCCCCAGGAAGTGCCCGATCGATACCGCTACGTGCACGGGAAGTATGCGGAGTACGTGAAGCGATGAGAGCCAGAGAGTGCGTCCTGACCTTCGTGGAACCAGGTCTCCAGCGGCGGGTGTTCGCAGGGAAGATCGTCTGGCTGCACGTTCGGCATGGAGGCGGAATCTATGCCTACATGAACGACGTCAGGCTGGATCGGGACCTGATGAGGGACCTGGACGCCTGGGGCGTGGCGCCGTGCGTCCTGGAAGTGATGGGCCGCATGGCGATCGACGTGATCCACTACTGCTGCCGCGACGAGGATGTCACCTACGTGAGCTCGCCGGGGCAGGTGAGGCGATACGGGGAGCTGCTGCGTTGCTCGGGGCGGGGGGCGCACTGGCACCTGCCGCGGCGGTACTGGCAGAGGGTCAAGGGGATCCAGCGATACCGTTGGATCAACACGCAGATGGAGCTGGAATGGCTGGAGCCGGAGGTGGTGCGTGGCTGAGTTGGTGGGGATCCAACGATGCCTCGCTTCCGAAATCTGGGTCGGCTTTCCCGCCAAGATCATCAAGGCGGCATGTATCAAGGAATGCGGCGAAGACGAGATGGGGGAATGCTGGGGTGAGCATGGTCCGCAGCCCGGGCAACGTTATGAGTGCACCTCTTGCTACTGCGAGGCTGTGTGGACATACCCTGACGAGATAGGTTACATCGAGCCGGAGGTGGCGCGTGGCTGATCGGAGATGCGTGGTCTGCAAGAAACCGATCATAGAGGGCGACAATTCTGTGACGATGAGTGTGCCTAGCACGGGCAAGGAATGGAGTTGTCACTCAGAATGCTTCGATAGGCTGCCGAGCCTGATAGACAAGGCTCTGGCGAAGAAGGGGAGGAGACGATGATACGGGAGAACCTGAGTGACCCGATGAAACGGGCATTGCTGATGATCGGGGCGCTCTACTATCTCCAAAACATCCGCTGGGATACTTACGGTGCGCTCGTCCGGCGCGGTTTAATTGTCCGGGAGGCCCGATCTAACAAGAAAGTAATCGGCCTCACGGATGAGGGCATGAAGGCGTATTGGGATACTCTCGATGAGTTGAGGGGGAGGAGACGATGACACAGAGGATGGAGCTCTCACCGACTGAGATTGTGAGGTCCCGCTTTCAGACGAGGCAGGATGGATACCAGGGGGAGTCGTTCGAGGGGCTGGTGAGCTCCGTGAAACGCCACGGGCTGATCAACCCCCTGGGGGTGATCGTCAACGAGTCAAATGAGTTCGAGCTGGTGTACGGCCACCGCCGGCTGGAGGCGGCGCGCAAGGCGCAGCTCAAAACGCTGCCAGTGGACGTGATCGCCAGCCTGATCAGCACCGATGACGTGGCGGGTGAGTTGGACAAGATCCAGGAGATGGTGCTGGTAGACAACCTCTTCCACGAGGACCTGACAGCGCTGGAAGTTGCTCGGGGGCTCCAGGAGCTGATCAGACTACAGGGGCTCAGCCAGGAGCAGGTCGCCCAGGTCGTGGGGAAGAGCCAGCAATGGGTGAGCGACAAGCTGCGCCTGCTCGACCTGGCTGAGCCGGTGAAGAAGGCGGTCACCGGGCGCTCGGTAGAGGAGACGGTGGCGCGGCGGCTGGCCACACTGCCCGAGAACATGCAGGAGTCGGTCCTCGAGTATGTGAAGGGGAAGGCGTCGAGGGAAGCCAATGAGATCATCGGGGAGATCAAGGAGGCTACGGATCCTGAGTTCTGGGACCTGCCCGAAGACAAGCCGTGGGAGCCGGAGAAGATCAACGTCAAGGCCATGTTAGACGATTGCCTGGACCAGGTGCCCCCAGAGAAGAAGGGCGAGGCGCTAGTCAATCTGCAGGCACGCGGGCTCCTGAAGGGGCCGGGCCAGCAGTACGCCTATTCGATGGGTGGCTTCCCATCCGCGTGCGGGTTGAAGCACAAGAGCATGGGCGCATGGCAGAAGGCGCAGGAGCGGACTTGCGAGCACTGTGTGTGGCAGGGAGAGCACATACATTATCAGTGCGGCCAGGAGAGGGAGACCTGTGAATCTTGCCTCATCGAGACTGACGAGGTGAGGCTGCCGGTGCCCTGCGGGGAGACGGAGGCGGATTGCCAGGCCTGTGAGAAGGACCCGGGCTGGTGCACCGACGTGGCCTGCTACATCGAGCACTGCAAGGCGGTCTCCCGAGAGGCCGAGGCTGCGGTAGATGAGGCAGGGCTCGAGAGGGACATCGAGGCGCAAGAGGCCCTGCGGGCATTCTATGATCGGCAGACAGGAGAGGGGATCACCCGGGATCATTGGCTGGCTCAAGCCTGTGAGTATTGCGCGCTGTGGCGAGGGCCGGAGCAGCGGGATCAGTGTAACGCGGAAAAGCCGCAGCATATACAGACAGGCTTCTGGCAGAGCGAGGGGGTGACCGTGCCCCGCTGCACCGGCTTCGGGCTGAGGAATCTGGCGAGAGTGCCCGAGATCGATCAGGCGCGCTTCGAGGAGATCCTGCTCGTGGGGCTGGATGAGCTACGCCGGATGGGCAGTCTGAGGCCTCGGGGGATTTATAAGGGGGGTGAAGATGACGACTTCATCGCCACCATCAAAGAGGCTGGACTGAACAAGCGGCAGCTCGTGGCGCTCTGGATCTCCGCCATCAACTCCCGCGTCGATGGCGTTTGGGGCGGTACGGAGAGGAGCCTGATCAACCCCATCACGGGGGAGAAGACGATATGGCTTGTGATCCCCCAACAGCCGGAGGACGATGAAGACGCAGATTCCTGAAGGCTGGATCGGCTCGGTGGAGATCTCCCAGCGGATGGGGTTCTCGACGTCGTGGAATGCGATCAAACTGTGTCGCTCCCGGGGCATCGAGGAGTACCGGCATGAGAATCCCGGCGGTGGGCATCCCCTGGCGCTGTTCCGCCGCGATGAGGTGGAGGCGCTAATCAGGGAGCGGCGCCATGAGCAGTGGCTGGAGGCGCAGGGCTTGAAGAAGTGCGCCACCTGCGGAGAGTGGAAGGATCGGGAGCATCAATATTGGGGCAGAAACTCTCAGTGCATCGAATGCGCCAAGGAGACGGGCCGAAAAGACCGGCAGAAGCACCCCCGATCGAGGCGCAGTAGCACGCCGGCAGAAGATCATCCCTGGCGCCAGTCGGGGATCCACGTAGGGGCGGGGTCGGCTGGCCCGGTGGATGAGTACGTGGCCTCGGGCGGCGGCCCTTCTCCTGATGATAGTCTGCAATATGCCTGCCTGGATCGCGGTTTTGCGGTGAGGCCGTGCCTGCCAGGGAAGAAGAGGGCCACATTCTGCATCAAGTGCACGGCGGGACGATGCCAATGGCATCCGAAATTGACCCCCGGGCAGATCAGGGTGAGAGCGGGGCTGCCGGCTGAGGTCCAGGTAGAGGCTGAAGGCACATGAAGAGACCCACCATCGGCGAAGTGGCGCGCTTCATCGGGATCTCGATCGGCCGGTGGGTGCAGTTCCTGGGGCTGCTGTTGTGGGCGCTGTTACACCCGAGAGAACGCTAGAGTGCGATCGCATCTAGCAATAGGCGGGAGAGGGGTACGGTGGGCGCTCCTCCCCGCCTGGAATAATAGATCATGAATGCTGATGACATCTATCGTGCTCTTCAGAACCGCCATAAGCTGCCCGAGTGGGTGCTGGTTAGGGAACTCTGTTTGGCAACCGGGGATTATCGCTGGCGTCAGCCTGTCTTAAACCCCCCACGACTCAATCGTCGCTGGCGGTGTGATGCCATGCAGAGAATTGATGCGTTCGCAATCAACTGCTATGAATCGCAGCGCTTCATGAAGGTCGCCTACGAGATCAAGATCAGTCACAGTGACTTCATTCGTGAAAAACGTGATCCCGACAAACGTCAGGGCGCTATGGAAGTCGCCGATTACTTCTATTTCGCGGCACCCCGAGGAGTGATCGCCCCTATGGAACTGCCAACGGGCACAGGCTTGCTCGTAGTCTATGATTCGGGACGCACTGAAATCTTAGAACGAGCGCCCAGGCTACCCGCGACGCGGCTTGATTGGGCCTTCGTGGCTTCTCTGATGCGGAACGCGATGATGATGCGAAGGAAGGATCTGCCTCGAGATCGATTTGAGGACCGATGAACCTCTTCTACTACGCCACGATCATCGCCATGACCATCCTCTGGGAGGCGCCTCACCAGCCGCCCATGGGACAAGAGCTGGTGGCGCACACCATCGTCAACCGGGCGGAGATCTCCGGCATGGACATCGAGGCGGTGGTGATGCAGCGCGGGCAGTATGCCGGCTGGACGGAGCAGCGGAGGAGAGAGTGGCTGCGCTGCGCCGTCGAGGGGGAGCTGCCCTGGGGCATGGATCCGGTGGGGCACCTGCACCTGATCTGGACCGGCGATGGATGGCGTGAGGCCACGGAGGCGGACTGGTGGGCGATCTGGTGGATGAGCCTCTCGGTGCTCCTGGGGAAGGAGGAGCCGTTGGGCTTCGAGGGTGTGACGCACTTCGATAATCCTGGCTTTTGGGACGGTGGAGATCCTCCGTGGGCATGGGAGAAGGAGACGCTGGGGCGTGTGGGGGATCATGTCTTCTATAGGTGAGATGCTCAGGCGGTGGTGCAGCAAAGGAGAGCCGCCCGAGGAGCAGAAGCAGATGCGGGCGCCGGAGGGGTACGGGATGATTCTCAGGATCCCCATCGAGCGCCAGTATCCCGATGGCTCGAAATCGGGCAAGCTCTTCTGGCACATCATAGTATGGTGGAATTGAGATGACGATCTCTAACGCGATCGAGATGCCCTGGCTCAAGGACCTCTCGGTCAATCACATGAGATATGGCAGCGAGGGGGGCTACCACCGCAAAGGGGACATCCAGGGCTGGATGAACCGCCTAGCATGGGAGGTGAAGCTGCTCCAGGTGGTGAATTGGGGCTTGCCTATCACGATCATTGTCGATTGCCGCTATCCCGACAAGCGCCGGCGGGATGATCACAACCTCTACAAGGCGATCGCGGACGCGGTGGCGGAGGGGTTGGACATCGATGACCGGCACATCAGGATCAGGAGCGGGAGCGTGGAGGTGGTCCCGGACGATCCGGGGTTCACCATCACGCTGACGGATGAGGACGCGGCATGAACTGGCTACTGGTGATCTTGATTCTCTGCTATCCGGGGCTGGCCATCAAACCGGAATGGTATAGCCGTCTACGGAGCGCTGATGTCCGCGGGCACTACATGGACTCCAGGGGACGCATCGGCTGGTACAACCCCGAGACCTGGGAGATCCACATCGTCTACAGCTATGAGCAGGGCGGCCGGCCGATGCTGCGCCGGCTGTCGCATGAGGCGCACCACTACCTGGCCAGGAAGGCCAAGTTGGGCGATTGGGAGAAGTTCGCGGACCTCACGATGAAGCTGGCGCGGAGGGATCATTGCTCGGCACATCAATTGAAGACGATCAAGGGCATGATCGCCTACGGAGGGGGGTACGAGCTACATGCTGAGCTGCCCTGGATCCTGGAGGGGGAGATACCGCGGGAGCTGCAGATGTGGTATCCTTGGTTCGTGCTCAGGGAGGCGAAGGCGAAACCGTGACGGGAGCGACGTTGATTACGGCTAATGGTGAGCTGCACCTGGGGAAGCGGACCACGGCCATCGTGGAGGAATTGCTCGCCATCGCGGCCAAGATCGAGGTGCCTCGCAAGGGGAAGGTGGAGATCACCGTGGACTTCTCCAACGGCTCGCTGACGGTAGCGGTGAGAGAGGTAGGGGAGAGCAGGAGGATTGAGTGATGGACGAATGGGAACGGCAGTACCAAGCAGAGCTCGAGACATTGTTGTCAGTCGTGGCCCTGAGTGATGATTTTTGGGGGAATGTAGAGCCGAAATTCGCCGCTCAGGCGACATTTGGAGTGTATCGTCACGCAATTATGCGGTTGCCAGTGTTGCGGCAACATCTGACCCTACAGGCCGTGGATGCAAGTTGCTGGGATGGCATCAAAAGGAGATGGCTGCCTGATCGGCTCCAGCGGATTTTCATCCCGCATGTACGGTGCTTTGACATCAATGAGATCACGAGTCCGAACGGAAAGGTTACTAGATATTTGCTGCGAACGGATTATCTCACGCAGAAGGAATGGGGCGCGAAACTGAGGAGGCTAATGGCGGAGGAACATAGGGCAGAGCAGGAGGATTGAGTGAGCAACATCTCAAGGCGAGGCTTCATAGGATTCATCGGCGCGTGTATAGCAGGCCTGATCCGCATAGGCAAGACAGAGGCGGGCTTTCAGTCCATCGTAGATGAGATGGACCACCCGACCCTGCCGGATACGCTGCTCGGGTTCCCCATCGAGTGGACCGACACCAAGTTTGTCGGGAGTGAGAAGATTATCCTGTCGCCCTTGTCATGTGGCGAGGCGGAACTCGAAGCGGCGAGGATAGCGCGATGGAAAGCCTGGACAAGTCTTGACCTGCCCTGCAACAGGTGCGGCACTACTATGGTGTTTTCGTCGGGCAACCGGTCAGGCTATCGGTTCAGCAAGCTGGTTTACAAATGCCCGGATTGTGGTTGGGGGATTGAGATGCCGATCCTGTCATGCGAGATCCCGCAGGAGGATTGAATGAGCAACACTGTCAACCGTGCTGAAGTGCTCCCCTTGGTAGTCGCGGCTCTGAAGGCGTCCAGCCTCAAACCTGTCTGGTATGTGGACAACGAAATGCAGTATCAAGATGCTGCCCACAAGGTCTTGACTGAGCTACTGGACGCCGGCGCGCTTCTGCTTGAGGGGGAAGTAGAAGGTGAGTGACCCGCTTCTTTACTGTAGTGATTTCAATGCTGGCCCCTGTTGCTCAAGCTGTCACTACGATGAAGAGCTGGGCTATGCTGACATGATTGAGCTAGAGGATAGTCATGGTGCATACTGTGGGCGCGTATGCTGCGTCGTTTGGAATGAATGCCTAGAGCCTTTGTCGGATACAGAGCAGGAAGCGCTAATCGAGCGCAAGCAGCAGGAGAAGGGAGAGCAGGAGGATTGAATGACGGTATCAAGGCGAGGCTTCATGGGGCTTCTTCTCGCGTGTTTCGCAGGTCTGACGCGCATAGGCAAGACAGAGGCGGCCTTTCAACGGCTCGCAGATCAGGTGGACCACCCGACCCTGCCGGATACGCTGCTCGGTCGGCCGCTCCTATACTCCAGCAACTATGGCGAGGCGAGGGAGTCCTTCTGGAAGGAGACCCTCATGCCCTTCTACCGGGACACGCTTGGCGAGGCGGAACTCGAGGCGGCGAGGGTAGCGCGATGGAAAGCCTGGACCAGTCTTGACCTGGCTTGCAGTAGGTGCGGCGCTCCTATGGTGTTTTCATGCGTCACTCGCTCGGACGGCCATTGGTTCAGCAAGTTGGTTTACAAATGCCCGGATTGTGTTTGGCAGTTTGAGGTGCCAATCAAGACATGCGAGATCCCGCAGGAGGATTGAATGACTGAGACGGAGAAGATGGCGAAACAGATCAAGACGCTCCTCTATCTCCTGGGTGATCCGGGTGGCCGCGAGCTACTGGACAGGATGGTGGCAGCCCAGCTTGGTGAAGTTCGCAAGGCCGTGTGGATGGGCGGGGTCAAGATAAACTGTGGCAGCCTGGTCGTGACAGATGAGGACGTCACGCGATGGGATCACCTCGAGGGCAAGGAAGTGACGATGTACCTAGTGGACGAAGCCGCTTGACAGTCCACTAGATGTTGTGGTATACTGTAGGCTGACAACCAAATAAGGCTGCGAGAGCAGCCGGAACGGTTACCGTAGGAAGGGCCGTCGATCTTCCCGAAAGGGAGTCGGCGGCCTTTTTTGTTGCCACCGGGAGCGTATAGACATGGCACGAGGGAAGAAGTATTCGGATGCACAGATCGAGGTCGCCCTGCAGGCGCTCATCGAGCATGACGGCAATGCAGAGGCGGCTTCCAAGCAGACGAAGATCCCCGCCCGCACGCTCAGGGATTGGCGCGGCAAAGAGTTCGCCGATGAGTTCGCCAGGCTTCGCCGGGAAAAAAGGAAGGGCTTCATCGAGAAGGTCTGGGAGGTTGCCGGGCAGGCGCTGGAGCAACTGACGAAGAAGCTCCCTGAGATGAAGGGCAAGGACATCGCCATCACCATCGGTATCCTGGCTGATAAGGGACTGGCTGCCGGGGGCGAGGCATCGAGGAGGATCGACGTCACGAGTGCAGACAAGCCGCTGGAGGGGAGAAGTGACGACGAGCGGATTGAGCGGCTGTTCTCGATCTTTGACCAGGCAAGAGCGCGCCGAGATTCTGAGCCTAGCGACTGACTCTGTACTTTTCAAACTGCAATACCAGTATGACCCCTTGGCCTTCGTCCATGACTGTGTGAGATTCGCCGCCGGCGAACAGTTGGCCGAGTACCAAGAGGAGATCCTGGAGGAGCTGATCCCTCGCAAGAGGATTGCGGTGAGGGGCCCCCATGGCCTGGGCAAGACGGCGCTCGCGGCGTGGATCGTGCTCTGGGCGGTGCTCACAGCAGAGGATGTCAAAGTCCCGACCACGGCATCGGCGTGGCGCCAGGTCACCAAGTTTCTCTGGCCGGAGATCCACAAGTGGTCTTATCGGCTGGACTGGAACCGGGTGGGCCGGGCGGCATTCAGCAGAGACGAACTGCTCACACTCTCGCTGAAACTCTCACCAATCCGCGAGGCCTTCGGGGTGGTCTCGGACAATGCAGCTCTGATCGAGGGGGCCCATGCCCAGCGGATCGTGTACGTGTTCGATGAGGCCAAAGAGATCCCGGATCCAACCTGGGACGCAGCAGAAGGGGCGTTCGCGGGCGCTGGGGAGGATACGGGAGCAGAGGCTTACGCCTTTGCTATCTCCACCCCAGGGGCACCCGTGGGACGCTTCTATGACATCCATGCCCGGAAGCCAGGTTACGATGATTGGTGGCCCAGGCACGTCACGCTCGAGGAGGCGATCAAGGCACGGCGGATCAGCAGGGAATGGGCTGACCGCAGACGCACGCAGTGGGGGGAGAAGTCGGCGGTCTTTCTCAATCGCGTAGAAGGGGAGTTTGCCAGCTCTGAAGCGGATAGCATCATCTCCCTGAGCTGGGTGGAAGCGGCCAATGACCGCTGGCGGGAGTGGGTGGAGGCGGGGTCGCCTATGTGCCACAACGAGGATGGCACGTTGAAGCCCATGGACGTCGTGGGGGTGGACGTAGCCCGATCGGGTGAGGATCAGACCGTCCTGGCCCTGAGATACGGCCAGATCATCACTGAGATCAGGGCGTATAGCAAAGAGGACACGATGCAGACCACCGGGCGCGTGGTAGGGGTCCTTGAGGGGCATGGGGGCAAGGCCATCGTAGACGTGATCGGGATAGGCGCTGGGGTCTACGATCGTCTGAGAGAACAACAGTACGACGCGGAGCCCTTTAATGCAGCCGCGGGCTCCAAGATCAGGGATCAAAGTGGAGAATGGGGTTTCGTGAATCAACGGGCGGAGGCCTGGTGGACGCTGAGGGAGCTCCTCAGTGACCCGGAGAGCCAGGTGGCATTGCCGCCCGATGATCAGTTGACGGGGGACCTGACCGCACCGACGTGGAAGGCCGTGAGCGGAGGCAAGATCAGGGTGGAGGCCAAAGAGGACATCAAGAAACGGATCGGCCGCAGCACTGACTACGGGGACGGTGTAGTGCAAGCGTTCTGGCCCGGCGCGCCCAAGGCGTACTACTAATGGGATTGAGAGACAGGCTGCAACTAGCGGCATGGGCACTGTTCAACAGCAAGGGCATCTCGGGCCTGGACATGCTGATGGGCGCCGATGCCAAGAGCTGGTTCCCCAAGACCGATTTCAACCGCCTCTCTGCCGAGGGCTACGAGTACAACGCGGTGGTCTATGCCTGTGTGAATGAGCGGGCCACGTCCACCTCCGAGCCCAGGGTGGTAGTAGAGACCAAGGATCGCAAAGGCGAATGGCAGGAGAAACCGGATCACTCGATGGCGCGGCTGCTCGACAGGCCAAACGTGGAGATGAGCCAGTACGACTTCTTCTTCACCACTGTGATGTATCTGGACATCGCGGGGAACGCCTTCTGGGAGAAGGAGCGGAGCAAGGCGGGCAGAGTAGTGGGGCTCTGGCCCATGCGGCCCGATCGCGTGGGAATCGTCGCTCTGGAGAGCAAGCCTGGCGAGAGGATCAAGCGCCGGATCGAAAGCTATACCTGGCGGTATATGGCTGATCTGATCACCCTGCCGGCCCGAAATGTGATCCAGTTCAAGCATCAGCACCCCCGGGATGATCTCTTCGGGTGGCCTCCGCTGGGATCCGCCGCGCGCCAGGGAGACACGGACAACCGCGCCACGAACTACGTGGCCAGCTTCTTCGACAACGCCGCGGTGCCGAAAGGGCTGCTCTCGGTCAAGGGGCGCATCGATGACGCCGAAGAGAAGCGACTGAAGAAGCGCATTCATGCTCAGTTCACAGGTCAGGGCGGATGGCACGATACGCTGATCCTGGGAGAGGGCTCCACGTGGACCGAGCTGGCCGAGACCTTCAAGGACATGGACTTCCCCAATCTCCGCAAGATGACGGAGAGCCGGATCTGCATGGTCTTCCAGGTGCCGCCAATCCTCATCGGTGCGTTCGTGGGTTTGGAGCACGCTACATACAGCAACTATGGCGAGGCCAGGGAGAGCTTCTGGAAGGAGACGCTGATGCCCTTCTACCGGAAGCTCCAAGACACGCTCAATCGGGGCCTGGCGCCGGAGTTTGGGCCGGACGTGCGGATGAGGTTCGACTTCTCGACGGTGATGGCCCTCCAGGAGGACAAGAATCAGATCTGGACTCGGGCCAGGGAGGCGGCCACTGCCGGCTTCATCACTGTCAACGACTTCCGGGAGCAGGTGGGCTTGCCCAGGGTGCAGGATGGAGACGTCTTCCTGCGGCCAATGATGATCTCGGAGATCCCCGCGCTGGAGGAGGGGCAGCAGAAGGCGCTCCAGATCAGCTCGCCAGAGACGAAGATGGCCAGCAAGCTCGACGAGGAGAAGCTGGAGGTCTACTACAAGGCCTTCGACATGGTGGCCCGGGCCTGGGAGGCACAGTTCCGCCGCAAGGCACAGCAGCTATTCGCGGAGGAGCTGGCGCAGATCCTGGCCATTCTCCGCAAGGAGGGCAAGGCCTCGATCGAAGGGCTGGCGTTTGCGGGGTTCCTGGATGCGGTGATCGCCTTCCTCATTGGTCGAAACGGCCAGCAGGGGGCTTGGGCGCAGGGCTTCTTCCCACTGTTCGAGGGGCTGATGGAGAGCCAGGCGGAGAACGTGGCCGGCGCGCTGGGCATCGCCTGGGACATCGCCTCTCCGGAGGCGCAGGAGTTCATCCGGGGATACACGATCAAGTTCGCCGACACGGTGGTGCCCACTACCGAGCGCGCGGTGAGGGAGCTGGTGGGGCAGGCGCAGGAGGAGGGGTGGTCGGTGCCCCGGCTGCGCGAGGAGATCACTGAGCGGTTCACTGAGTTCGATGAACAGCGGGCGAACGCCATCGCCAGATCGGAGACCATCAGGAGCTCCAACGCCGGGACGCATGAGGCCTGGAGATCGGCGGGGATAGAGAGGACGCAGTGGTATGCGAGTATCGATGGCCGGCAGTGTCCCTTCTGCGAGGACCTATACATCAAATACGGCCCGGGGACGCCGGGCATCTCGATCACAGAGAACTATGTCAATCTGGGGGATACGCTGACGGTGGATGCGGGCGATGGGAAGAGCAAGAGCATGACGGTCACTTATACGGACGTCGCCTATCCCCCCCTGCACGCGCTTTGACGGTGCACGATCCTGGCCGTGAGCCAGTAGGAGGCGAACATGCAACAGTCTGGACAGGACTACAAGCAAAACCGCGACTTCCATCTGAACGGGATGCACCGCAAGACCTTCGTAGAGACGGCAATCATCGACTACGACGCCGATGCTCGAAACTCAAGCGCCGTGGACCTGCGTGGTTACGGCCTCCTCGGCCTGATCGTGCCCGTGATAGACAATGCGGCGATCACATTCTACGTGTCGGACACCGAGGCCGGGACTTACGTGCAGGTGCAAAACGCGACGCCCGCAGCGGTGACGATCGCGGCCAGCGTGGGAACCATCGCCATCGACAGCACGGTGCTGGCAGCGCTGTCGGGCTACCGTTGGGTGAAGGTCCAGACGGGGGCTGACCAGACGGCGGATCGCACCTTCCTGTGGATCCTGAAGGGGTAGGGGGTTGATATGGAGATCGAGCGGAAGAGCTTCCCGTTTGAGCTGGAGGAGAAGGGCCTGGATCCGGAGGCCAGGACGATCAAGGGGTACGCTGCGATCACGGGCAACGTAGATGATTGGGGCGACATCATCGATCGGGGCGCGTTCAAAAAGACGCTCCAGGAGCAAGGGTCCCGGGTGAAGGTGTACTACATTCACGACTTCTGGGAGCCGATTGGCAAGCCGCTGGAGATGAAGGAGGTGCCCAGGAAGCAGCTCCCTACGCGGATCCAGGAGGCCTTCCCCGACGCCACGGGCGGGCTATTCGTGCACTTCTACATCAGCGAGACGAGCAGGGGCAACGATGCGCTGACGCTGGCCAGGGATGGTGTGCTCGACGAGATGAGCATCGGGTTCCGCTCTATCAAGGACGACGAGGAGGAGCGTGATGATGGAAGCCTGGTGCGCCACCTCAAGGAGATCTCGCTGCTGGACGTCTCCCTCGTACCGCTGGCGGCCAATGCGGGGGCGCTGGTGACGGACGTAAAGCTGGCGGAGATAGCCCAGGAGCTCCAGAAGCGGATGGGGTCCATGGGCAGAGATGTGGCCCTGGAGAAGCTGGCCGGCCTCCTCGCGGCCGAAGAGAAGGTCGAGGAGACGGAGGATTACATCGAGATCCCGGTGCAGGATGCGGGCGATTTCGTGGATGACAGCTTCCGCACCATCACTCTGAGCGAGGATGAAGGGATCCAGGAGGTGATCGGCAAACTGAAGAGCGACCCCGACGGGCCCACCCACGTCCAGAAGTACCGCTTCGACAAGGAGAAGGGCTGGACGATGGCGAAGGCCAAGGCCTGGGTGGAAGAGCACGAGGAAGACGACAAGGCGCTGGCCGCGGAAGTACCGCCGGCTGAGGACACCGGCGACGCGGTGAAGGCGCTGGCGAGGGCCAAGCTGCAGGAGGCCCTCATGCGAGGAGAGGAGTTGGAAGCGCGAATGCGCTAGGCAAGCAATCAGGTCACGACGCTACGGGTAGCCGGAGCCGGTCTTGGGATCACTCCACTACGGCGAGGCGGAAGGCCAGGGTCTTCCGACGAGCATGGCAAGGGACCGCCAGACCATGGTGGAGGTGAACGAAAGTGGGAAACGAAATCGATCCTAGAGTGCAGAAGATCCTGGAAGAGGCTCATGCCGTCAATCAGAAGGGCATTGAGCTCTATACGGCTATCGTGGCAGGGGACCGCGGCATCGAGGACATGCCACAGGCCGACGCCTGGCTCGACGAAGCGAAGAAGAAGGCGGACGGCGCGCACAGGTTTGAGGGCGGGCTGGAGCTGAACGCCTATCTGAACGACGGCGAAGGCTCCCTCACGGCGGGGACCGTGGAGGTCTTGACACCCGGCAAGATCAAGGGTGGCAATGGACACGGAGCCGGCGATGGAGATCGTTACTGGCGCGACAGTGGGCATTTCGGGATGGCCGTGCTGGCCGCTGGGGACCTGGACCTGGAGCGCAAGCTGCGGAGCCAGGGCCTGGTGAACGAGGAGGACATCGCTCACCTGTACGAGCGGCAGAAGGAGACCAAGACCCTCATGCAGGAGGGGTTGGGGGCCTCCGGTGGCTTCCTGGTGGAAGTGCCGTATCTGGCCGAGCTGTTCATGAAGGCGTGGGAGGGCTCGATTGTGCGCCGTCGCGCTCGGGTGATCCCGATGGGGACGCGGCAGATTCAGATGCCAACCATCGACCAGACGATCACCCCGGCCAACCAGAAGTCGGCCTTCTTCGGCGGCGTCAACTACCAATGGATCGAGGAGGGCGAGAGCAAGCCCGAATTGGAGTTGAAGTTCAAGCTGGTCACCCTCACGGTGCACGAGCTGGCGGGCTACCTGCCGGTGACGAACAACCTGATCGAGGACTCGGCCATCAGTATCAACGGCATCTTGAACACGATGCTGCCTGCAAGTATGGCTGACGCCGAAGATTGGTGGTTTATCAACGGCAATGGCGCGGGGGTTCCGCAGGGGATCATTTCGGCCCCCTGCACCATCCAGGTTGCCAGGGCCGGGGCGACGGCCATTGCCTGGGCGGACATCAAGGCCATGGTCCACGCCTTCCAGCCCGGCGCTAACGGTGTCTGGATAGCGCACATCTGCTGCAAGGAAGAGATCATGGAGTTGCAGGACGCGGCCGGAAACGCGCTGTGGCTTGCCAACATCGTGAGCGGTATGCCTGAGCGGCTGATGGGCTACCCGATCATCTGGACTGAGAAGACCCCGAACCTGGGGACCAAGGGAGACATCGGCTTATACGATCTCTCCTACTACCTGCTCGGCGATCGCCGGGGGCCGACGTTGGAGATGAGCAAGGAGTACCTGTTCAGATACAACCAGACCGCCTTCCGGATCTCCGAAAGGGTGGATGGGCAGCCGTGGCTTTCGGCTGACGTGGACCTGCGGCCGACAGGTGCGGTGAGCATTTCGCCGTTCGTCACGCTCAATACCTACGGTGCGTAGACAATCGGGGGAGGGGTGAAAGCCCCTCCCCAGCAGGAGGCCAATATGGAGAGAGCACTGTACGAACTGGACAGGTTCGACAATGACGTGACGGCGAGCTATTTCGAGCCTCAGCTCGTAGCCGCAGGCGCGGAGCCGACTGGAGCATGGCTGAGTATGCTACCCTATGACAGGGCGATGTTCATGCTCATGGCCGGCGACTGGACCAATATCGGGGACCAGTTGGACGCGCAGGTGTACCAGGCCACGACCAACGCTGGAGCTGGCGCGAAGGTCATCGCCGGCAAGGCGATCACGACGTACACCAGCCTGGCGACGGACGAGGACAATCTCTGGTACATCCACATCGATGTGTCAGAGCTGGACGTGGACCTCTACTTTGCCTACATCCAGCTTCAGATCACCGTTTCGGCAAACGATTCGGTCTATATCGCCGCGCTGTGTGAGCGGGAGAGCCGCGTGTTCGAGCCCGTTCCTGTAATCAACGTGACTGAGATTATCGCATAGCCAGGAGGGCGAAATGCCAGAAGACAGCTTGATCGAGAGAGACCGGCACGATGGGGACGCGGTGGCTTGTTTGGTGGAGCCGCAGATCCTCGCCGCCGGCGTGACCACGACCCCAACGGTGACCATGAGGGGCTATGACCGCGTTGTGTTCTCCATCCTGGGCGGCGCGGCCAATGACGCTAACGCCACGCTGGATGTGCTGGTGCAGCAATGCACGCAGGCGAACGACGCGGGCGCCGACGACAAGAACCTTGCGGGCCTGTATGGCAGCAAGGCGATCACCCAGGTGACGGCTGGAGCGGACTTCGCCACTCTCAATCAGAAGTGGCTGATCGAGGTGAGTACCGAGGAAATGGACGTCGATGCCTACTTCGACTTCCTCCTGCTGGAGATCACCGTGAGCGCGGACGACACCTGGTACATTGCAGTCGAGGCCCAGCGCAGCGGGGCCGATTACGAGCCAGTGGCAATCACGAACATCACTCAGGCGATAGGCACGACCGCATAATCTAAGGGGGAGAGGAGAGTATGCCAACACCTATAGAGCAACGTATATACCACGCCAAGATCGAGGAGAAGGATGGGCTGCGGGTCATCGACAACGGCACTACGCTCGTCGAGACCATAGGCCCTTGGCACACGCACATCGGGAGGCCGGGAGAGGCCGTTCATTCGACCAAGTTCTTCCCGCCCGAGCGTGTGCTGGTGCCGGAGAGCATGGCGGAGCACCTGGTAAAGGGCAACGCCGCGGTGATCCTGGGCACGGGGGCGAAGGCCAGGAAGAAAGGCCCGGCGCCGGAGAACAAGTTGCTGGTGCCCCAGGAGAACAAGGCGGACGACGACGGTTTGCTGGAGGAATAGCTTACCGGGCGCTCGGTAAACCACAAGGAGCTCGAGATGCGCGTCTTAGTGGCGACGCCGATGGTGAGAGGCGCTGTCTACCGTCAGGCTCTGGATAGCGCCTTGAGCCTGAAGTGGCCGGAGCGGCTGGATTACTTCGCACCTGTGGGCGGCGACGTGGCGGGGGATCCGCACCAGAACGTCACCGATAAGTACAACGTGGCGCGAGAGGTGATGCTGGCCGGCCCCTACGAGGCGATGCTCACGCTGGACAGTGACATCATTCCGCCGCCGGATGCCCTGATGAAGCTGGCCGCGGCAGATGCAGATGTGGCGTATGGCCTGTACGTGATGGGCCGATCGTGGCCGATCTGGAGCGCCCACGACGAAGTGGACATGACGAAGGCAACGCCCCTGAGCAAGGTGCGGACCAAGGCGGAGGCTGCCTGGGGCAAGGTCGTGGAGGTGAAGGGCATGGGCCACGGCTGCACACTGTTCCGGAGACACGTCTTGGAGCAGCTAGAATGGCGGCTGGTGGACACCCTGGACGTGTGCAGCGATTGGATCATAGGCCTGGATTGCGTCGAACAGGGATTCAGCCAGGTGTGCGATATGACGGTGATCTGCGGGCACATACGCACCGCACCGATGCTCAATGTGATGTGGCCCGACATTGAGATGGTGAACTGTTACCGTCGGGCCGCACTCCCGCCGGTGCCACTCGGCGTAGCGGGCGCGGAAAAGACCTATACCAGGGCGATGATGGCCAAGACGCTAGAGGGGTATGAGTACGACAGGGACCGCAATCAGGTTGGTATCCATCCCGGTTCCTGAGAGGGTGCAGAATGAGCCTCATACGAGTGCAGGCATTGCAGCGATTCCGGCTTAAACCGGGCGGGCCCTGGATCGCCAAAGGGGCGATCCTGCATCTGGCGCCCAGGAAGGCGCGCACGATGCAGAAGCGGGGCCACGTGGTGCCGCTGGACGACGAGACGCTCGAGGAGATGGAGCCAGGCTGGTATCCCAAAGAGGATGCTAAACCGGATCCCTGCTCCAGGTGCTGAGAAAGAAGGAGGCGACTGATGCCATACAACAAGACAAAGTGGGGAGGGGAGCGCGCCATCCCGGCCATGCCGGCGGCGGCCCTGAACAACATCGAGGATGCGCTGGAGCTGGGCTATCACGTGCTCACTGTAGGGGCCTGTGCTCAGATGATGGAGATCTTCGGCGATGTGGTGGCCTTCTGGCCCTTCTTCGAGAATGCCAGGAACAGGGCGCAGGATTTCGGCCCCAACGGCTATCACCTCTATACCGATATAGGTGCCGCCGAGGACCTGGACGCCTGGGATACAGCGCCCGAGCTCCAGGGTGTGATGAGGGCGTATGTATTCAACGGCACCGATGAGTACCTGATGGCCTTGGATCAGGACCTGTTCACAGTCGTGGCTACCAACGCGTTCAGCATGGGCATGTGGGTGAAGATGACCACTGCCGCGGACAATTGCTTCCTCTCTAAGTGGGATGAGACAAACCTGGCCGAGGCGAGGGAGTGGCTGTTCTGCACGGATAACACTGGCTACATCACGATGATCCTCTACGACGAGACGAACACCGCCCAGATCGGCAGGGAGTATCAAACGGCCCTGGGGACAGAGGGCTGGCATTACATCGTGGGCGTCTACGACGGGGGTACTGATGCTGCGAACATCGCCATCTATCTCGATGGGCTAAAGGTGGATGATGCGGATGTGGCCGACGATGCGGGCTTCGCCAGCATGGTGAATCAGGCCACGCCGGTACGGTGCGGCTCATACGAAGACGCTGCTGGTGATGAGGAATACCTGTTTGACGGTCGCGGGTGGGGGCCGTTCTTCACCCGCAAGGAATTGAGCGCGGATGAAGTCTGGAACCTGTATCAGCTCGGGCGGGCGGTATTGCACCTGCCGCTGTCTGCGGGGATGCCATAGTGAAAGGGGAGGAGAAGGTGGCACCGACAGGATCAGTCTCTGTGAACATCCGCAGGAGTAAGTGGAACTGGAAGGGCAAACTGGTCACGGCTTCATTGAAGCTGCCGAGGGTTGGGATCAGATTCGCCGGCTGGCTCTGGGATGAGTTGAAGCCACTATCGATCCAGACAGGGAGCCAACCCCCTCATTACATGACGTGGAGTGAAGTGATCACGAGGGGAACCGTGCAATGAAGTACGTCGAGGATACCTTCATAGGGGCGGATGGAACGGACCTGAGCGCGCACGCGCCGGACATCGACCGGCCAGGGGGCGGGTACGCGGAGATCGCCGGCGATTGGGAGATCGCCTCGAACGCCGCGGGGGTGACGTCGGTGGCCAACGCCAGGGTGGTGATCCTGACAGATCTGGCCGACGGGCGCTTCAAGGTGGACGCCTCGATCGTGGCCGCGACTAAGGGGGCGTTCCTGGTATTCCGCAGCAATGCCGGATGCACCAACTACTGGCTGGCGGGGTTGGACGATACAGCGCAGCAGGTGCAGCTCCTGGTGGCCTCGGGAGGGGCCCCGGCGGTGCAGGCCTTTCGCGCTTATGCCGTGGACGAGGCCGAGACCTACGAGATCAAGGTGGTGTGCCGGGCAGATGAGATCACGGTCTACATCGACGATGCGGTCCAGATCCGCCACACCAGCGCCACCCACGAGACGGAGGAGCACGCCGGCCTATACTCCGATACGAACGTGGATGTGGCCTTCGATGATCTGGTGGCTGATGAGAGGCCGACGTGTCACTACTGCACCACGGCGGACGTGAAGAGCCGGCTGGGGGCGCAGTTTACCTCGGGGACGACCTACGACGAGGAGCTGGAGGCGGACATCGAGGAGGCGTCCCGCCTGATCGACCTGGAGAAGGGGTGGGAGGAGTGCCACTACTCCGCCTCGGACCTGGCCATGGTGACCCGGTATTATGATGGGCTGGGCGGGACCGAGCAGGAGATCGATCGCTTCCTGGACGACGCGGCTTTCGCGGTGGCCGTGGACGACGACGGTGACGGGGTGTATACGGCCTGGGTGAGGAATACCGATTACATCACCTGGCCCTACAATGTGGAGTACATCACGGAGCTCTTCCTGGCCACAGGATCCACGGTCAGCTTCACGGTGGCGCAGCGGTCCGTGCAGGTGACGGGCAGGTTGGGGGCGTATAGCGAGCCGCCGGCGGTGGTCAGGAAGGCGGCGGTGATCATGGTGGCCAAGGCGTACAAGCGCGGGATGCAGATGTTCCAGGACACGGGGGCCATCGTAGAGCTGGGGCAGTTGAAGTACGTGCTGGCCATCGATCCGGAGGTGGAGAAGATCCTGAGCGTGCTGCCCAGGAGGGTCAACTATGGCTGAGCAGCCCCTGATCATCGAGGTGGACGGTTTGGATGAGCTCCAGGAGGCGCTGAAGGAGTTCGTTGACGACTGGCAGCCCATCGCCAACCGGGCCCTGACGCCAGGATTGGCGATCCTGGTGAGCGCCGTCAAGAAAGGCGCCCGATGGGATACCGGGACGGCACGGGCCAGGGTGGGTTCGGAGATCACCAGGACAGCGGGTTCGGAGATTATCGGAAAGGTTGGCATAAGCGGTAGCGACGCTACGGAAGTCCCATATGGACCCTACGCACTGGAGTATGGCCGGCTGCCGGGGCGGATGCCACCTCCCGATCGGCTGGAGGAATGGGCTGGCCGGCACGGGATGGTGGGAGCGGGGTTTGCTATCGCCAGGGCGATCGCGGCTCGAGGGGTGAAGGCGCCCCACACCATGAGCAAGGTGGCGAAGGCCAAGGCCGGGGAAGTGGTGAAGAAGTTCGAGGAGGGGATCGTGAGAGAGCTGCGGAGGTTGAAACTGAAGGAATGACCTGCATAGTAGGGTTGGCGGAAAACAACACGGTATACATGGGCGCGGACTCTGGATCGGGATCCAGCGGGGATTGGGACATGAGGATCAGCGCAGTTCCCAAGCTGTTCCGCTCAGGGCCTTTCCTCATTGGCTATACCAGCTCGTGGAGGATGGGACAGATATTGCAGCACCATCTCCACATGGAGGAATTGGTATTGCCTGTGAGCGGATCCGATGTGCAGGAGTTCATGGTGTGCACATTCATTGAGAAAGTACGGGAAGCCCTCAAGACGTTCGCATACGCGACCAAAGAGCATAATGAGGAGACCGGCGGACAGTTTCTGGTAGGTTGCTTTGGGCATCTGTTCCACATCGAGAGCGACTATCAAGTGAACGAGGCGGCGGATGGCATGGACGCCTGTGGATGCGCTGAGAAGTTTGCTCTCGGGGCATTGTGGTCAAGTCGTGCAGAAAAACCGAGAGAACGAATAGCAAAAGCTCTGGACGCGGCTGCATACTTCAGCGGCGGGGTGCGACCACCGATGATAATCGAATCCGTGGATGATGAACGATGAGCCTACCTGCGATTCTGACGGCTAGTGCAGCGCTGGAGAATGCCAACCTGGCGGCGTTGGGGATCAAACACGCCTTCGACACGCCGCCGGAGGCGCTGACGGCCCTGCCCGTGGCGGTGCGCTTCGCGGAGGGGACGGCGCAGATGCACGCCAGCCGCAGCATGGGCAGGTATAACATCTGGAACTTTAAGATCGAGGTGCATTGGCCTCGAGGGGTGATCTGGGAGGCCGTGGCGCAGTGCTTTCCCACGATCGAGGCGTATCAGACTCTGTATAGCGCCAACTTGAGCATCAGCGCGAGCTGCGACGTGAGCGGCTTCAGGGAGCCCGCCTGCGAGGGTCCGGTGGTGCTGAGATACTCGCCCATCGATGCGACGGAGACCATCGGGGTGATCTTCTACCTTTGGGCAAAGGAAATCCTGGACGACATAACAGTAGCATTGTGAGATGAGACTATGCCAGCAGTAAAGGGAATCACAGACCTGCGGCAGATCCAGATCTGCTTCCAAACGAACTGCGCGACGCCAGGGACGGTTACCGCGCGCCTGATAGGGACGTGCGGGATCGATCGGGAGACGGGACGAGTGCTCCCGACGAACCCCATCGGCTTGATGTCGAAGAACATCATAGGCCGGGCTTATGACACCTACTACTCCGGAGTGGGCCCCCTGGCGACAGGGGAGGATGGTCTGACGTTCCAGCAGATCATTTGGTGGCTGTCCATGGGGACTGTGGGGGGCGTGGTGCCCGTACCGGCAGCCCCCGTCTATACCTGGACGTTCGCGCCGGACTTGGACGATGGGGACCTGCCGGACGTGGCTCACCTGATCTACGGGGACAACGCGGCGGAGTGGGAGGGGACCTGCGGCTTCGGCACGCAGACCAAGATCTCCGCGGCCTTCAAGGCGCCCTGGCAGATCGAGATGGATACGATCTGGCAGAACTGGGACAACGCGGGGGTGGCGTTCGAGACCATCGCTTACCCGACGCCGCTGGACACGATCCTGGGGCAGATGACGACCTTCGCGCTGGATACGACCTGCCTGTTCGGGGCCACGCCGACGGTGAGGGAGTGCGCGCTGATCGATTGGACGTTGACCATCCCTGGCTTCCACCCGAAATATTTCCAGGATGGAACGATGTACTACAACTGTTACGGCCTGGCCTCGAGGGCGCTGAGCTTCGATTTTACATTGGAGTTCGACGATTTGCTGACGAAGGCGATCGTGTGGGATGCGTACAGGGACGGGACGCCGCTGTACGTGCAGCTCGTCGCCACCGGCGGGGTGATCCCTGGGGATAGCGGGACGAACTACAGCGTGACGATCAATATGTGCCTGGAGATCAAGGATGCGAATCCGCTGGACACGCGGGATGGGAATGACATCCAGAAGTTCACAGCGGAGACAGTGTACGACGTGGACTGCGCGGATTGCGTGGAGTGGGAGATCATCGTGGTGAACGGGGAATCGACCTTGCCGGCGTGCACGTGAGATCCTTCGCTGCGCTCAGGATGACATAGAGGGAGGAGAAGATGGCAGAGGATACGTGGGAGATCGATGGCAACAGTCTGACTCTGGATGAGTACATCGTGCTGAGCCAAAACCCTGCGGTTGATCCGGCAGAATCAAAGCGGGTCCTCGGCAAACTGGTGACCAACAAAACGGCGGAGGAGCTGGGACGGGACTATACCTGGAAGGAGATCAACAGCCGTATTCGCAGCGCCATCAGGGCGGTGGACGAATCTGCCGTCCCAAAACTGACCGACACGCCCTGATCGCCTGGTCAGATGGAATCAAGGGCGTGTCGTTGCCTGAGTGGGCCACAAAATGTGCGATCGCTGATACATTCGACATGAAGCCATGGGAGGTAGGCGAGATCCCCATATTGTGGGTGCTGAGATACAGCGAATACCTGAAGTGGGCGAAGCGGAGGCGTCGTGCCTGAAGTCAATATCATCGTCAAAGCGAAGGACCAGGTAAGCAGCGTCTTCAAGAATATCAACAAGAACCTGTTTGGGTTCAATGAAAACCTGCTTCTGGCGGGCACCGTCGGCGTCGGCGCGTTGGCTGTCGTGGGCGCGGCGGCCGGCAAACTGGCCTGGGATGCAGCGCAAGTCGAGCCGACGGTGATGACCTTCGAGAACCTGACCCAAGAGATCGGTTCGACGGCCGACGAAATGCTCACCTCCCTGCGCCCTGCCACCCTGGGGATAGTTTCGGACATCGACCTGATGAAGGCCGCCAACAAGCTGATGATGATGGGGTTGGCGGAGAGTGAAGAGGAAGCGGCCAACCTGGCCGAAGCCGCGGTCAAACTGGGGATGGCCATGGGCAATGATGCGCTGCCGTCTCTGGAAGATTTCACGCTGATGCTGGCCAATCAGAGCATCCTCCGCATGGACACCTTCGGCCTCTCGTCTGGTAGAGCCAGGGAGGAGATCAACAAACTCGTAGATGAGGGGTTGTCCAAGGAAGAGGCGTTCAAGTTGGTGGTACTCGACCAGGCCAACGACCGCCTCAAGGATCTGGGCGACTTCGGCGACACAGCCAAGGTAAAGATGGGCGCGCTCCAGACCAAGTTCGGCAACGTGAAGGACGAACTAGGGGACGCCTTGTTACCCGCGTTAGAGACGCTACTCGATGATCTGATCATCCCGCTGGCCGATGCCATAGCGGATGATTTGGCCCCGGTGTTGGCGGAGACCTTGCCAGGAGCGATCGAGGCCACAGTGGGCGCTTTACAAGGCGTAGCGGATCTGCTCGGTGACATCCTGGAGGCGATTCAACGGCTTGATGAGTGGACGGCGACATACCTGGCGCCTCCCGAGCTGCGGGGCTACCAGGGTAGAACTGTGGCAGCCGGCTATGCGGAGGAGAGCTATCTGGGGCAGAGCGAGGGCGGTCGCTGGGGCCAGAGAGCGACGATTAACGTGTACGGCGTCCCCGGGGTGGCGGAGTACCTGCGGGACGTGGAGGGGCATACGGTAGCACCATGACAGAATACTTCCGGATCGAGGGCACGAATCTGATCGATTTCGACCGGCAAATGGTGTCGGCGACGGCGCCGATCTACAACCTCGGTGAAAGGCGGCCACCTCGAGATATGAGCAAGCCGATGACGCAACAGGAGATCGTGATGGCGTTGCCCAGCCTGCCGCTGGGGGTGAGAGGACATGCCCTGAACCGGGGGATGTCGATGGTCACCTTCCCCTTCGACATCCAGGCGGGGAGCGACGTGGCCATGGAGCAGGCGCTGCACGATCTGGCGCAGACGCTGAACGATGGGCAGCTCCACATCGAGAGCGAGGACGCCAGGGGCACGCAGGCGGTGGTCCATTACAAGGCGAACAACGCGGTGCAGCACTCCTACAAGACGATCTACTTCGGCCGGGTGGGAGAGGCGGGCAGCCGGGACGTGCTGGGGGCCCGGGCGAAGGCCAGCTATCTGCGGGGGCTGGAGCTGACGCTGTACATGGAGCCCAAATGGAGGCCGGAGACAAACGTGGCCTTGGGGCCCAATGAGATTTACTGCCCAGGGCTCGAGGAGGACGGGAACGCGGACGGCCTGGCGGACAACTGGAACCTGGTCAACGTGCCTACCTGCACGATGGAGAGCGCGATCGTTCTCCAGGGCTTCTACAGCCAGAAGGTCGTGACGCGCAACATGATCGGCGACGGGATTCAGGGCGATGTCTTCGTCGCCCCTGCGGGCGTGACAACCTGCATCGCCTACGCCTGGATCGCGCGGCCCGCTGCTCCTCCTTCTGACATCATCGTGGAGCTTTACGACTCGACAGCTCCTGCGGTGAGGGGATCGGCCCTATACGATACGGGAGGCTGGGATGAGGCAACAGCCAAGGATGGCGCGACTACCTTCTATCGCGTGGAGGTTGCCGTGGCCGCCGGCATTGTGCCGGCCAACAACCACAGGCTGCGGATTCGCAACACGCAAGACACGTCAACCACCTTCTACGTGGACAAGGCGTACTGGAAGTGGGACACCATCACCGTCCCCGACGAATGGTGCGATCACCCGCTGATCTACAGCCACTATGACACGACCGAGGCTCCGGCATATGAAGGGCACCAGAACTACTTCGACGTGTGCGACCTGAAGGGGACGGATGAGGCGCGGCTCCTGCTGAGAGTGGAATACGATCGGACTGCGGATCTAACCCATACGGCAGACCTGATCGTGGGCAGGAGGAGCCAGTGGGATTATCCGAGCCCAGCAACGGTTTTGGTGCGCGACATTCATTGGCTGGAGGCGGAGAACGCCACGACGCTAACCAACTGGGCCGCTGCTGCGTTGGCTAGATGTTCTGGCGGCAACTGCATTTCCAATGCGGCCAATATTGCAGGGTCGGCGCAGTACAGATTCTTCATCACTCCAGGTGCTGGTCAATATGGGTCCCAGTATATGCGGGGCCGCCATGATGTGTTCGGAGTGGTCTATACAGATGATGCTGCCAATACGCAGTATCGCTTGAGCTATACCAACATGCATGGGCAACTGACGTTCTACAATAAGTGGGTCAAGCAGCCACTGGCTTCCACATGGCAGCTAATCTACCTGGGGGAGATCAATTTCGACAAGTTCCTCAGAAGTAGCACGGTGGCGAATGATTTATACCTAACCATAGAGTATGCAAAGGATGCTGTCGATACGGTGAGCCTTGATTGCATGTGGCTACTATCTAAGACGGAACCAGAGGCAAGGCTGCATTGTGCTGAGGGTGATTGGCTAGGAATGCCGCATTACTGGGCCATGGACCGCACAGAAGACTTCGACTATGAAGAGAAAGAGTATACGCCCGTCGCCACGGTAACTGTCCTTGGAGAGCTGTGTTTGCAGGGCGATGTGATAACCTTAACTCCAAATATGGTAGTTGGACAGCGCCTCTATTTCTCCTGCGAAAGCGTAGATACCGCAGCGGCTCCTGATGAACGTGAATGGGAAGGCCATGGAGTCGGCACCGATCTGCAAATGATCGTCAATCTATCCTACTTGCCACAATATCGGTCTCCGCTGGACTAGGCATGATCACGAAGGGACTGAGGATCGAGAGCTTCACGCCGGAGGGCTTACAGTTCCCTATGCCGGCTCGAAATGGCCGGCTGAGCAAGTGCTTCCAGGGCGGGGAGGACCTGGGGCTGTCGTTCGACCTGGACCGGGATCCCCGAATCGACTACCGCGACGTGGCGTATGGGAACACTGTGGTCGTGCGGCGGGGGCTGAACGCGGTCTGGAAGGGGGAGATGCGACAGATCACGCAGGGGAAGGAGTCGCTGACGGTAGGGTGCGTGGGGCAGTGGATCCACCTGGATGATAAGAACTACGGGGGCCGAATACGGATCTGGTGCGACAACAGGTATAAGAAGTGGATCGAGATGTCAAATAATCGGGGCTTCGGCAACGGCTTCACGCCGCAACAATACGCCATGGACACGAACGATCGGCTATTCATCGCGCCGAGGAAAAACGAGAGCTTCAGGGCTGGAGCAGGGCTGGATGAAGGGTCTCACTTCTACTTTGCAGACAAGACGGTATTGTCACCTCTGCGGGACATCAGCAGAGTCTCATTTGATTACGATGTGATCTTACCGTCGGACTGGACATTCCAACTTTGGTACTGGGGCGCGGGCATCGCAGTGGTCTGGCAGGTGGTGGGCGTAACACAATCCGGCGTCAAGGATATTACTCTCCCAGGACTCTGCTATGCTTTGCAGTTCACGTTGTGGAAGGGCACTGGGCCAGCGACGTATAGTGGCAATACCGGGGTGGATTGCTACGCGGAGGTGACGAACCTCAGAGTCTGGGGCCAGACGACGGAGAGCCCCAGCGTGATCCACGTGGCGGAGGATGTGATCGACCAGGTGGAGGCGGCCAGCCCCATCGATGCCAGCCACGACCTGGTGCAGGAGCAGTTGGCGGTGCGGGATACGTTCACGGATGCGAATGGGGTACTGTTGGCGAACCACCAGCCGGACGTG